CACCTGGTATGTCCGGGTCTCCTGTTTGTTTGACCGGATCAAACGGCGCAACAATCATGTTGCTGAAATCGCCTACAGAGATTTGATCTATTTGGGGGCCAGCAGGGTTGCCCAGTTCATCTGTTGGCCTGGATTCAACCTTGAAACTCCATGTGTCTATTGGGCTTCTACCAATACCAACAAGTTCTTGTGCATAACTATTCAAAGTGCTTTGCAGATCAACTGTTGAATGCGAGGTATCAAGCACTTCGTATAACGGAAATCCAGCATCAACCAAAGCAGACAAATATGAACGCGCAACAAGTACTTGATCAGTTGAGCGCCCACCAGTTACCCATGCCAAAGAACCAATACGCGATCCATCCCGGTCAATTGTTAGTTCACTGACAGGAGACTTTGGAACCGTTAGATCCCAAACGTGAGTTGATGCTGAAGCAATAAATGGTTGAGCATTGGTCCCAGTTTGAAAAAGCCACTCGACACTGAGATTGTCACTAGTGAAACGGGGCTGGAAGTTAATATCAGGACCATTATCAACTTGCGAGATTTGTGTAAGAGTTTCACCCAAATTCTTAAAATCCAAACCATCGTAAGTTCGGGTATGAATGCCAGATTCGTCTGCTTGAAAAACAATCGGGACATTCCCACCAGTCCATAGACGTGCTTGCTGGACTAAGCGTTTTGCTATCGTTCCTAGACTCAATCCAGAATACGAAGACGCCAATGCTGGGTTCGGGACCGTTTTCGACCCGCTCGCAATCGCGAAAGAAGTAACCGCTATTGTCAATGCCAACAAAGGGAGTATGTGGCGGTGATCGAAATAAGAATGCATTCCTTTGGCGGAAAGATCTAAAGTTCGCTGGTCACGATTATAAGTGGCTCGCCATATCGGTCCCGCAGCCAGAATCTTGGACCCTTCTGCTACTCCAAGAAATGCTTTGCATGGAGTAGCAAGGGTAAGAAAATCAAGGTTCTGCAAATTTTTGTCTTGCAGATCGATGCTTACATCAATTGTTTCCGAGGTATTCAACCGGTCAGACCATGAAGCTGATAACGCACCAAAGTAGGCAGTTATTTTTCCAGTACGCAAATCACCGATTAAATATCGAGTCTCGGGAACAATCTGCACGATGATCTCCCCTCACCAATAAGCGGGTCTAGTGCGTGCAGTTAGAGTTGGAGTTCCAGTCACAGAGCCAAGGGCACTGAACTGAATAGTTCGTGTTACACCAGGAGGAATAAACCACCACTCTTGGCGAGTCAAAAAACCTGATACATCTGACTGCCCATCAATTGATGCTCGGCCTGTGCTCGGATTAACCGTCACAACCGATCCAACTGGGATAGTTCGCTCGAATCGGATAACCTGGCCTGTTTCAATGCATAACAATTGAAAACCGCCCGATAACCCACCTGTCACCTCGAAAAGACTGTAAGTGTCAGCTGTCCCTGAGTTAGTAGTAACTAATCGACCCGGATCGCCTGGGGTTCCGAAATCGACTGGATAAGTTATTGGGAAAATCAGGCCTGTCCCTGACGTGCCTAAACCAGTAATCGTTACCAGTTCTGGTGCATACTTACGAGAATCATCCGCCTGAAACTGAAGAACATAACTATATACAGTCTCAGTAATCAGACTAATGTCAGGTGATCCGACTAGCTCGGCGATCATTGATAGAACAAATCCGTTCTCATCAACGACAAATGAGGACGGCAAACCGTCGGATTGTAAAGCTGCAACCGAATAGCGCATCGCTGTTGCAATAGGCTCAGTTTCAGCCGTCAATAGACCAGTTACAGTTAATGCCCGGGCAGATCGGTAAAACTTTGCAATCCCAAAATTTCCGTCAGCCTGAGGTCTATCCCTGCTCTGTGTTTTGATAGGTGGTCCAGGAAGCCACCCATCAATGTCAGATAAGCCCCACCCAGAATTAGTATCTGAAGTGAACGTGAGACCGTCAACTGTGAGAGATATCATCCGGCCATTCCTGCCTTCAACCGTTGAAATACCAAGGAAGAAACCACTGTTGGGTCAACAACACCGTTCACGTTCATGTTGATGTTGTTCGATCGCGGTTGACCGTAACTTCCCCCATCGCTACCGATATAAGAACCAGCAGGCCCAGGCATATAAACAGGAACCCGGCCACGATTAATGTCCTTCAACTGGGTACGGAAAATACCTGCATAAGGTTGCTGAATGACTTCCTCACCAACCGACAACCGGGTAAGAATCGAATCAGACTTCGCCGTTCCTGGACCATATGCAGTTCCACCACCAGCAAACCCGACCGTGCCACCGTACGCACGCCCATCACCCAAACCGAAACCAATATTGGGTCTAGTTGCATTCACCGTAATTGTTGCAGCACGCGAATTAATGAAATCAATCAGCGAATTAATCTGTCCAATAGCACCGTCAGTGTTTGCTTGAACCTGAGTAATTAAAGCGGAAGGAATAGCTATCAATGAATCTGCATATGTTTTGGCATTTTCGCTTGTATACCCAAGACGAATACCGAACTCTATGAGTTTTTGGCGACCTTGCTCTAATACTGCGACAGTTTGCTCCTGAGAACCTGTTTGAGCATATGTAGCAGCAGCAAGATCATTAGTCGAAGACGCAACATCCAGGAGGGCACCGCTAGTTTTCCGGCCAGCTTCTGTAGTACGGTCTAGGGAACCTTCACCAGAAGAAATGATCTTGTCAAGAGAGTCAAATGCGGCATATAAGCTATCGGTTGCTTTCTCAGTATCAAACTGGGCAGAACCAAAATTCTTAATCTGGTCAGATAGATCCTTTACATTTCCGCTAGTATCTTGAGCCGCAGCTGACATATCAGCCAAGGCACTATTGCTCTTGGCTGTTTCATCACGCAACAGTTGCTGCGCGTCTCCCCCACGACCTAAAGCGAGGTTAAGAAGAGACTGGTCATCAGTTGCAATACCAGCTGTGTCTGCAAGAGAAACAAGCTCTGCTTTGTACGAGGTGCTCGTGTTTAACAACTTCAGTGCAGCTTCATCACCGCCACCTAAAGCCTCAACATATTTCTGGAACGTGCTCACAGAAGAGCTAAAATCTTGCTTTGCTAATTCTGCAAGAGAAAGGTCCAACTGGCGAAAATTTGCTTCGGTTTTATCAGCACTATTGCCAACACCACTTAAACCAAAAGTAGTACCATCGATCCATTGTGCAAGATCTGTAGTTGTAAGAGAATCGAGAGCTTCCTTGAAGCCTGTTACACCTTTTGTGTAGCCAAGGAATCCGAAATTGTCATCCGTAGAAAAAGCACTATTAAGATCTGATGTGTCTAGGTTTGTAACCTCTTTCAGAGTTACTTGTAGGCGAGCTAGATCAACATCTGAGAGTTCAACTTGCTCACTCATTGCAGTAAAACCGTTGGTTAGCGCTGCCAACCCTAGAGAAATAGCGCCACCTTTACCGATAATTCCTATGAGATTTTTCCCAGTAAGGTTAAGCTCCTGCATCGCCAATTTTGTTGCGGAAATCTTAGGCAGGATTGAAATGAATCCACCGCCAAGAGTTCCGACCCCAGCGACCAGCCCTAGTAGCCCTACTCCAGCTTCAAGTACTGGTGCGGGAAGCGAACCGATCGCATTTACCAGTCCAGTTGCCGACTGAACAATAGAACGGAGAACCTCATTTGCGCCTGATCCTGATTTGATTAGAGCCGTATCGAAAGACCCTCCCAACTGTTCAACATCACCGCTGAGGTTGTCCATCTTGATTCGGGCAGTTTCTGCCGCATATCCAGAATCATTGACCTTGTCATTCCATGAGTCAATACCTGCAGAACCCTGCGAATAAAGCACACTTGCGGCACGGACAGCATCTGTACCAAAAATTGTGGCAAGAGCAGAGTTACGTTGTTCATCGGTCAAACCGCCAAGTTTCGTTTGGAGTTGACCGGCGATGCCAGAGAACGACAACATTTTTCCGTTGGCATCATAAATATTGATCCCATACTGGCGCATCAACTCTTGCGCCTTATTAGACGGTGCCTCCAACGACAAAAGAGCAGTCTTCAACGCCGTACCAGCATCAGAACCAATCAGACCAGCGGAAGCAAACGCCGCCAACGTTGCTGTAGTGTCCTCAATACTGAACCCAGCCTGCGCCGCCACCAGGCCACCTTGATTCAACGCTGCTGACAAGTCCTGAACCGAACCCTGCGCTTTACCAGCACCCGCTGACAACAAGTCAGCGACATGCGGAACCTGTGCACCAGACAATCTAAACTGCGTCATTGCTGTAGCAGCAATAGAAGCAGCATCAGCAACCCCAAGACTCCCCGCTGACGCCAAATCCAACGAACCAGATAGAGCACCACCGATAACATCGGAAGCCGAAACGCCAGCCTTAGCTAGCTCCTCTTCAGCCTGTGCTGCCTCGGTTGCAGAAAATACTGTGTCAGCGCCAGCTTGCAAAGCTGCTTCACGCAATAAACCCAACGTTGCCGCAGATTCATGAGTTGCAGCCTGTACCCCAGACATTGCTTTATCGAACTCAGCAGCCTTCGAAACAACCAAACCGAAAGCAACGCCAGCAATAGCCCCAACAGATAAAAGTGCTGGGCCAAGAGTTTCAATAGCCCGGCCTTTCTGAGCCGCCTTTTCTGCTTCAGTTCCAATATCTCGAGTTTTTTGAGCCGCCTTCTCAGCATTCGCCAAATATTCTGAAACTTGGAGGATAAGGCTTACCTTGGTCACCCTGTCGGCCATAGAAAACCTCCAGTATTCGGTTTTAGACAAAATGCCAATAGAATCAGCGGATGATGACGGAAAACGAGAAAACTAATCACTCAGCTGTTAAAAGCCCTAAAAGGGGAACGGCATGGATCGTAGTAGCTGCTCTATTTTTTGCGTTTGGACTGACCCATTTAGTCCTGCTGCCAAGCTTCTTGGCCACACCTCATAGTGAGCCGGGTTTTGTAGGTAGATTGACCGGTATAGGAATAGGTGCTGTCTTGGGGACAGCTTTCCTGATTATTGGATTAAACAAGCGCCGAAAATATTTGAAGCATCAGTCTTTTATGTAGGCTTCGTATATCCAACCAGAGTGATCCTGGTGAGTGTATTGCTTGTCACTTTCACGGCGTTGATCTAAAGCACGTTGTACATAGTCAACTCTCATATCAACTTGAACTTTGTGTGCGTTTTCCTTCTTCACTGCCTCAGACATTGGGACACCATGTGGACCAATATTTGCTTCGCGTTGCATGGAAGCGATCAAGTAATCGACCTGCTCTGGGTCCCACTCAGGTTCAATGGTTGTGATTGAGCTAATTAGACGCCCTTTTTCATATGTGTAGAGCGTTGTTGTTTTTGGTTCCCAGCCTGAGAGACGCTTGAGGCTGACACCGAGTTCTCGTGCGAGTTTTGCTTCACCGTCGAGTCGGCGATCAAAGCTTTTTTTAGTTTTTCAACTCTTTGTTGAGGGTTCCACTGGTTCAGCCCCCAGATGGCATCACAAATTTCAGCGAAGCCTGGGCCAGAAATTTCCGGAAAGAAAAGCGCCCACTGCTCAGCTGACCACTTCACCTCGCTATCACCATCGACGTGTACACCACTAACAGGTGCAGCTGCTTGGCAGACAGCATGCACGTTGTATCCAAATCTTCTGTCAACAAGAGCTTCAAGTCTTGGAGGATTATTTGCTGTAATAGCAGCCCATTCTGTGCCTAACATTTCTCGGAAACGCAATGTTATCAGTTCACCACCAAATACAACTTGAACATCAAGCTTTTCGGTACCAGCCAATTTTTCTGATTCACGTTTAGCAAGTAACTCTTCAAATGTTGACATGTTTCTCCCACGGATAAGCCCACGAAATATATAACCCGCCAGGGTGCTTCCGTGGGCATGGCTAACACCCTGGCAGGAGTAAATGACTAAGCGACTACTAGAACATCGCGCCACACTTTCCCGGTGACGTTCAAAGCCTGAGTCCGAGTGAGTTCTTGATCTTTCACCGGAGCGTCAGGGAAAGGGATTGACGCTTTGAAAGGAATAACAGTCACGATCTGTGCGGCCGCGATAGCGGTTGCGTTATCCACAGCCCACCGCTCAACAATGTAACCTGCGGTACCAACAGGAAGAGCCACCCGGATAACGTCTGAGACTGTATTCGTGTAAGCGTATGTGATCGTGAGATCATCGATTACAGTACCGTCATACTGGATTTCTTGAGCAAGGGTGAGACGCTGAGCTTTCACCTTGTTTACCGTGCTGCTGTGCTTATAACCGTCCCCGGTGACCGAATACGTCAGTTTTTTGACAGTACCCGCGGTAAGTTCAGCGACAGTTGGACCCGATGGGTCAGCGATGGTAGGGACAAACAAGACGAGGCCAAAGCCATCGCTGACCTGGCCCGCTGGAACAGATTCTAAGACCATTAGCCTTCTCCTTCAATGGTTTTGCCCACGGAAGATTTAATGGAAGCCGCCTTTTCATGGTTTGACTTCGGAATATCGGCATATTCGAAAGGCCCAGGTTGAGCGACAGGGTTTTTGTCAATGACTATGTAGTCATCTGGCCACAACTCAACGGCACCAACCGGTGCGTAAAATACATGCTTCGGACCATCACTAGATCGAACTTTTAGAAACATTTGGTCGCCTTTCCGGCATAAAAAAAGCCCCAACATCTGGGGCATTGAAGAGGACAGGGTTAAGGCCTGCGACTTATAAGAGTGAATTCAAGATCACAATAAAATAAGGGTGGTTTCACTGAGGTATCAGGTTCGACGCGTGATGCGCCAGTCATCCTAATTTGATCCAACTTCCGCCCGGCGACGGTTAGACGTGCACCAACTAATTGAGTTATCGCATGATCGGCGACTTCACCGGCACCCTCAGCGGTTGAAGAAACAGCTTTCAGGTCATAGATAAACGTTGCGGTCGAGTTGATGTCTTGCTCTTTGGTAAACCTATAGTCATCCAGCTCTTCTGGAGACGTCGGATACAAAATTAGGTACGATTCACGGATGAGATCGCCTGTACTATCCAGACGCACTGAGGGGAAAACTTTATTAAGAAGTGCAGTGTCCGCCTCTAAACGATCTTTTACAGCCGAATAGTGGATAGTAATCACGAAAGTAACCCATCTACAGCGATACGGATGCCTTTCTCAAAATCAGCTTCATTTGATTGCAACGCGTCACGGCCCGCGTGTTGTGGGCGGGAGCGAACACCGCCAGTTGCGTCCTCGAGAATTCCTAAAGGGCCTTGGGCCTTCCCTAGATTAGGACCAATTTCTGCACCAATTTGACCATCAAAATTTAGTTTCAAGTCATAGTCAACAGAGCTTGGGTATTTTTTCGCATGAATACCGGATCTGCTGGCAGAATTTTTTTGCCAATCATCTTTCACATTTCTAGCTGTCACTTCGACAGCTTTGCGCAGGTTCGGAATTACTCTCAATGGTGCTGCATTGAGGTCAGCGACTAGTTTGTTCACCTCAGAAAAATCAAAAACGATACTATCGGTCACGAGATCTCCTCAACGGGGAAACGATGTGCGGTCACCTGCCCAGCAGCTGGCGCACCCTTGACGCGATACTTACGACCGATTAGAGAGGCATCCGTGGTAGATGCAGAAACCACACCGATAGCATCATCCGGAATTGCAACCGACCCCGCAGGGATGGAAATAATCAGATCTTGCAAGGCCACAAGCTGACCTGCTGAATCTGTTTGCTGAACAGCACCAACCGGGTAATGCACTCGTGCAACACCGTTGTAATGCTCAACAGTAGTTTCGACTGATACCAAAGTTGTTGGATTCACAACCGTTCCCGTAACCGAA